GGCGTGGGTGTCCGCAGCATAAGGAGCGTCAATGCTGAAACTTGAAGCGATCGGGGTTAAAGAGTTGCAGGCTGCACTCACCAAGCTCGGCACCGGTTTGCCTGTTGCGCTCGCGGCTGGGCTGAACCGCACCATCGCCGCTGTCGAGCAGGCCGAGCTGAACGGGATGGAACGCGACATCGATAAGCCAACGCCCTTCTCGCTCAATGCGCTCAAGACGTGGAGGGCGCATCCGAGGCACCTGGACGCGGGCATCTATATTCAGCCGATCCAGGCTGAGTACCTCAAGTATGCGATCGATGGTGGGACGGTCGAGTCGACCATCGTGCCATTCAAGATCAAGCGCGACGTGTCAGGCAACATCCCTGGAAAGAAACGCGGATGGGCCGGCATGGCGCGCGGCAAGAACGTCTTCGTGAGCAAGATCAAGAAGGGACGCGCGGCTGGCAAAACGGGGCTATGGAAGCGCCAAGGCGAGAGCGTGTTCTTGCTTGCGCTGCGGGATCGTCAGGCGCGACGTGCGAAGCGCTGGCCCTATTATGAGACCGCCGCTGCTGTGGCTGAAAAACGGTTGCAGTCCGACGCGCTCGGTGCGATCGATGGGGCAATGCGGAAGCTGTGAGAGGTTATGATTCTAAGTCGTTGTATATCAAAGGCTTAGGGTCCTAGCTTGTGGCGCCAAAACCACGGGTTTCGCGCAGCTCGGTCAAATCGCGTTTTACAAAATTCCATGCATTGTTGTTGCGAGAATCTATCATTAGTGTCGAAACCATAGGGAAAACCGATCCATTGCGGCTGGCGAACAAAGGCCAAGCCGCCGCCTGGTTCGGCGTCTCGCCGCAAGCCATGGATGGATGGATTCGCAGAGGCTGCCCTGCTGTCACCCGCGCGGCGCCCGGCGTGCCGTGGGTCTTCGATCTGCGCGCGCTCGCCGAGTGGCGCTATGGGCGTCAGGCGACGCCAGAGGGCGATGCCGACCCAGAAAGAATGGCCCCAAAAGAGCGCCTGGACCATTTCCGAGCGCTTCGCGAGCAGACCAAGCACCAGCAAGAGATCGGCGAATTGATCCCGGCCGCAGAGCACGAAGCTGGCCTTGCGTCGATCGTCAAACCGATTGCGATCGGGCTTGAATCCCTACCGGATCTACTGGAGCGCGACGCTGGGTTGACCGGCGCTCAAGTCGAGAAGGCCATCGAAGTTATCGATGCCCTTCGTGAGCGGATGTACAAGGACTTGATAAGTGGCTGATGCCGATGAAATAAGGCGAGACGTTTCGGCGCTGATCCGCGCTCCTCGGCGGATCTCTGTCGTCGACTGCGCCGCCGAGTCCATGCGGATCAAGCTCGCGACAGGCGCAGAGGGCGCGTGGGATGCATCGCGCACGCCCTACATGATCGAGCCGGCGAACATGCTCAAGTCTCGGTCTTTTGAGGCCGTCGTGTTCGTTTCTCCCGCCCGCGGAGGCAAGACCCTCATCCTCGTGGACGGCTGGATTGTCCACGCGGTTTTGGCCGATCCCGGCGATTTCGGCGCCTACTTCAGCACGCAACCCTTAGCCCACGATTGGCGCAAGCGGAGGCTCGAATACCAGCATCGGCACTCGCCGGATGTGCGCGCCAAGCTCTCGCCGCGGCTGCACGACACCAACATCGAGTTTGTGCAATACCGGCACGGCATGATCCTCAATCTCGGCTGGCCTTCGTCTTCGCAGCTCGCGCAACGCGATTTACGCTATGTCGCGCTCTCAGATTACGATTCCTTTTCCGATGATATCGACGGTGAGGGCTCCGGCTTTGATCTCGCGCGCAAGAGGATACAGGTCGCAGGATCCGCCGGCATGTGCCTCGTCGAATCGAGCCCGAAGCGCGCGATTACAACGACGGATTGGGTGCAGGACGGTCCGCACCAAGCGCCTCCGGTGGACGGCGGCATCCTTCCGCTCTACAACCGGGGCGACCGCAGGCGCTGGCAATGGCAGTGCATCGACGGATGCGGCGCGTGGTTTGAAGCCCCTCCGCTCCCGGCGTATGACGATCACCAGGACATCGCAGAGGCCGCGGCGAGCGCGCACGTCGCCTGTCCGTCATGCGGTCAAATCTATCGACCGATCGATAAAGATAGGCTGAACCAATCAGCGAGGGGCGTTTGGGTGCCCGAGGGCTGCTCGCGCGACATCGACGGGAACCTGATCGGCAGGCCGCGATCGTCGAAGATCGCCTCGTTTTGGATGTTCGGCTGTGCAGCGGCATTCCAGAGCTGGCCGTCTCTGGTGACAAATCACCTCCAGGCGCAGCGCGAATTCGAGTCGACCGGCGACGAACGCGCACTCAAGACCACGCGCAATGTCGACCAGGGCGTGCCGCACCAGCCGGCCGCGATGAAGCGGGCTCGCAACGCCTCGTTCTTGTCCGCGCGGCTGGAGCACTGGGAGCGCTACCACATACCGCCCGGCGTGCGCTTTCTCGTCGCGATGGTCGACAACCAGGCGGATCGGTGGGAGGTGCGCGTGTGGGGCTACGGCATCGGGCGCGAGCGCTGGTTGATCGATGGGTATGCAATCCGCGAGATCGATGGCGTGAAGGTCAGGCCGGCGAGCTACCAAGAGCACTGGTCCGAGCTGACCAAGCGCGTCGTGCTCTCGACCTACAAGATCGACCAGGCGCGCGAGCTGCGCGTGTGGCGCACCGTCGTGGACCTCGGCGGGCATGCTGAGGACAAGGAGACGCAAACGACGCGCCAAGCTTACGACTGGTGGCGCTCGATCGCGAAAGACGGGCTCGGGCATCGCGTTCGGCTCGCCAAGGGCCGGGATAATGTGCAGGTCGCCGTGCGCGAGACCTTCCCGGATTCGCGCAAGCGCGCCAATCGCAAGGCCAAGTCGGTCGGCGACGTTCCGGTCCTGGAGCTTGGGTCGACGATTTTGAAGGACTCCGCGCACGCCGATCTGCTGCGCGAGTCGCCGGGTCCGGGCTATATCCACCTCCCATCGTGGGCGCCGGCCGAGTATCTCGACGAGCTGGTGAGTGAGACCCGCGGGCCGAAGCGCTGGGAGATCCCGCACGGCAAGCGCAACGAGACCTGGGACGCGCTCTATTACTCGGACGCCGTGTGCCTGTTCTACGGCGCCGACAAGATCGATTGGGACACGCCGCCGCCGTGGGCGTCGAGCGACTGGTCCGTGAATCCGGAGGTGATTACGCCCGAGCAGCGCCGCGATCTGAAGCAGTCTGCGGCGATCCAGCGGCGCAAGTCGACATGGCAGTAGACGCGCTCGCCGACATGGCCGATGCGCTGATCGCCGCCGGCGTCGAGGTGGTCCTGGTCCGGCGCGTCACCCGCGAGGTGCGCGTACGGTGGGGTGGGTCGCAGGTCTATATCCACGCGATTGATCGAGCATCGCGAGACGAGACGGCGCGCGAGGCGTTGGCGCGCGGGGCCTCGATCCAGGAGGCCGCGCGCGTTGCGGAGTGCTCGCCGGCGACGATTCGCCGGCGACGGTCGGAGTGGTTTTAGGCGCCAGGTTGCCCGATTCGCCCCGCCAACTCCCGAGCATAGGCCCGGACCCGCTCGACATCCTCGGGCCTGACCCAGACGAGGAGCTGCCGCAGGCCCTCGGCGCGCTTGCGCTCGCGGTACGCTTTGTCGTAGCCGCGCTGTTTTTCAGGCGGGTTGCGGATGCCCATCAGATCGGCTCCACGATCTCGCGAAGCTGGTCGACCAGGTGCGCCATGTTGGCGACGTGGCTCCAGTTCGTATTGTCGTCCGGAGCGGGGGCGTCTTGGAGTCGATCGGCGATTTTCTCGAAGTACGCTACGGCTTCGGCGTGGGCGGCGGCGTAGGCGTCTTGGGCGGTTTGGTTGGTCATCTCAATCTCCTTTGCCCGGCCGGAGCCGGGCGGGTGTGGTTAGTCGTCGATGCTCGCCGTGACGAGACACCCCTCGTCGTCGCGCGCCTGGACCGTCTCGCCGGTCCGGATTGCCTCGGCGGCGAGAGCGCGGAGGAATTCGGTCGGTGCGGACTCGACGGTCCACGTGCCGATCATGTGGCCTTGATCGGACTCGGTAAAACTGACTTGTTCGTTCATCGTCTTCCCCTTTCGTTGTTGGCCTCTGATGACTACATAATAGACCGTACTCGCTAACTAGTACAGTACTACCTCAATCGTTTAATCCGATCAAACTAGCAAGAATAATTGTTGCATTTTTGCCTA